GTTTCTAAATATCAAATAGCATGGCATTTAAAATATAAAGGAGCTGGTGGACTTTCTTACATCTTGAACTGGCCCCTCATTCATGTACCACCAAAACTGTACGAGATTCGTGAGCCCGGAGTTCCCGTTCCCGCAACCGGGATGCCCGTTCCCGTTATCATTATAAATAAAATGCTATCAGGTGATCCTGGCTTTTCCCGCCAGGCGGCCAGCCCCGACTCCATGACCGAAAACACTGGCTTGACATCCTGAAACCCTGTGCTATATTATCCGATATTAAACGGAGGTAAAAATGAAAATAACTTTAAACAAAAAAAATTTTATCGAGCAGGTGAGGCAGCACTACCGCTGGAAGCAATTTAGTCTTGAGGGGTGGAAGCAAATATTTGAATGGGAAGATGAGATGGGATCCGATGTCGAATATGATCCAGTAGCGTTTTGTTGCACATATGCCGAGTACGAATCATTTGAAAAGCTAAAAGAAGACTATAGTAATATAGAGACGTTTGACGATTTAGAGGGCAAGACCTGGGTAGCTAATTTATCGAAGGGTCGTGTGCTCATTAGGCAGTTTTAATGTTTGGGTTTTTTTTAATCATGTTTTTTTTAATTATGATCATGCCCAGAGTTTTAGCAGCTGCTTTAATTATTTTAATGTTTGCAATCGTGGCTCTAATTTTTTAGAGCCCGTTGCCCGTTCCCGTTACGTGTAAGATCCGTACGGGTGCGTGGTGACCTGGGCCGCATCCCCGCAGGCGCAGCCGTGCTGGAATCAGGAGTTTGATTCGGTTTGACTTATCCGAGAAATATCGTATAATAATAAAATAACAAACGGAGAAAAAAAAATGGACGATTTAACAAAACTAATGCTTATGGACCCCATGTTCATTCAAGCAATGAAAGACCTGGAGGACAGAGGCTACATTAAAGTAAAAGGAGAAGAAGGCATCGAGATCATTGACAAAGAAGGACTGCAAAAGTATTACGATAACTTTGGAGTAGCTCCTGACCATTTCCCAAAGGTGGATGAAGATGAATAGCTTACAAGAACTAGAAAAAGAAATAAAAGATAATTTGTCTCAGTTAACTAAAGATGAATTAATATTTATTTGTAGATATATAAATTTTGTAATTAACAACCATTATAAAAATTATAAGGTAAAAGAAGATTCTTAGATCCCGTTCCCGTTACCATTAGGTAACGGGAATTTTTTTTTGCAGGGAAGCTTTGCAGCCCCGCGGGGCCTGGGAGCTGGAAATGAAAGTTCCCGTTCCCGTTCACCAAGGATTTCCTGGTATTTTTTTTCAGGATGGCTGTTTCCGGCCAGGCGCCGGTGCTGGAAAATCCCGTTCCCGTTTTCGCAAGACTAGGGTGGGTTTGCGTTTGAGGTTTCCAGCTCGCTGCGCCAGATCCGCGACATGCAAAAAAAAATTTTTCAAAGCAGGTTGATAAATGACTTGTGCTATCCGATATATATAGTATAATTTAATTTTAAACTTAAACGGAGGAAAAAAATGGGATTTGATATTTATGGACTAAATCCAAAATTAAAAAGTGAAAGACCAAAGATTGATTGGAACAATCACACAAAGGCAGAGGCAGACCAATACTTTAAAGACGTAGAAAAATTTGAAGAAGAAAATCCAGGTTATTATTTTAGAAATAATGTTTGGTGGTGGCGACCATTAGCAGACTTTGTTTTGTGGTTAGCTGATAAAGAACTAGGCGACAAGGACAGAGAAGGTTGGCACAGTAATGGAGGTCACAGAGTTGATGAAAAAACAGCAACAATTATTGCTGAACTTTTAGAGGCTTCTATAGATGAAGGGATAGCTCAAAGAATGGAAGAAGAAAACAAAAGAAAAATGAGTAAAGCTCAAGCACATAACAAAGAAATTGAAAAAAAACATAAGGAGTTAAGAAAGATTGTTGAAAGGCATACCGGTAAAAAAGATTTAGTTCCAAACGATTATCCAGAACCTTTTAATAGTCAATGGAATGATATCCAAAAGCTAACAAATTATGAAGCTCATTATCCTTTCAGTGTGGAAAATGTAAAATCTTTTGCCAAGTTCTGTCGTGAATCTGGAGGCTTTGAGATTTGTTAGATTTGCCACTAATCTTTTTAGAGGGATTGCTATACTTAGCAATCTCTCTTTTCTTTTTATACTTCGCTACATAGTTCCCCGTTCCCGTTTCCCATTTCCGTTGCACCAGGTCACGTTTCTGTGGTGGTGTCGCAGCTGGCCGCGGACCGCACTAGCTGGAAGGTACAAATTTGCCTGTCCCATTCCCATTCCCATTTCCCATTTCCCATTCCCACTACACATAAGCTTTGTGCCTGCTGGCGCACCAGGGGAGGCGTTTTGTGAGCTTCGGAAGAAAAATTAAAAAGTTTTTTTACTTTATTTCCTTGATTTAACGGATTATAAACATTATATTAATAGTAAGATTAATTCATAAACAAAACTTTAAACGAAAGGAAAAACAATGAAAAATCTTAAAACAAAACTAGAAATAAACATCAATGAAGTTTTAGCAGATATATATGATGCTGATAATAAAAGAAAAGAGTTTGCAGAAAAGTATGCAAATCTTAAAAAGATTATTACTCAATATATGGATTCTAAAGGCATTAATGAAATTCCTATTAATAAGGAAGGATTTGAAGGATATGTTCAAAGAACAACAACCTATCCTAATAACTTCAATAATAAAAAGTTTAAGGAAGATTATCCGTCTTTATATGAAGAGTATTCATCTAAAGGCAAAAGAGTATCTTTGTTAACTGATAACTTGAAGGAGATTAATTAATGAGTGAATTTAAACCTAAATATGAAGTTAAAAAATTTGGTGTTGATAGTGGTCAATTTGTTATAGTAGATCCTTGTTATTTATATAGGATTGCTGAAGAGTTTAAATTTGATAGGGATATAGTATCTTTAATTAATAAACTCAAAGTTATAGGTGTAGTAGTTGAAACAGGTGCAGATGGTGAGTATTCTGTATTAACTACAGAAAGAGGAACTACTATCAAACATAGGGGGTTTTATGCCTAACAATGTTTTAGACTTAATCAATAATCAATCTATTATTTCTAGTAATTCTAGGTTTAATGAATTAAGAAATAGTTTAACTGAAGAGCAAAGAAAACAGATAAACTATCAGTTAGTTTGTAGTGCTATGGAAAAAGCGATCATAGAAATTTATGCAGAGTATCCTAATAGCAATGTTACAAATGCACTCAAAGAAAAACTAATGGAATATCTTTCAGAATTAGCAGTCATTATTGATAGATAGTCCTTTAAAATGTGGGGACTATCTGTCCCCACAGCCCACACTAAAGAAGGCTCTATGCCCATTTAAACGCCGTAGGTTGCCCATTTCACGCCCACACAGGGGTAGCCGTACGCAAAAAAATTTTTACTTTACGTGCAAGTTTTTCACGTGTATATACTTGCGAAACGATATGGGTAGTGTATAACTAAACTATGAAGCCAGATTTAATGACAACTGAAACGTTGAGGCTCGAAGTAGAAAAGAAATGGATCGAGCACATAAAATTATGTCAAGATAACTTTTTATATTTCGTTAAAGAAGTCTGGCCCGACTTTATATATCGTAAAACTACAGACCCAAATAAGATGGGACATCATCAGATTATTGCAAATGAGTTTACTAAAATAGCTTCAGATAAAAAAGGGAGGCTCATAATCAACATGCCCCCTCGACACACGAAATCTGAATTTGCTTCCGTTTACTTTCCTGCCTGGATTATTGGTAAGTATCCAAAATTAAAAATTATGCAAGTATCTCATAATACAGAACTAGCAGTACGATTTGGAAGTAAGGTTCGAAACATTATTGACTCGCCAGAGTACAAACAAATTTTTGGTGATGTGAAACTAAGAGAAGACTCAAAAGCAAAAGGAAGATGGGAGATTAGTCAAGGTGGAGAATATTATGCAGCGGGTGTCGGTGCGTCTATCACTGGTCGTGGTGCGGACTTACTGATTATTGATGATCCACATACAGAACAAGATTCAATGTCAGATGTTGCTATGGAACGTGCATACGAATGGTATACATCAGGACCCAGACAAAGATTGCAACCGGGAGGCTCGATACTTTTAGTAATGACACGATGGGCTGAGGATGATTTAACTGGTCGCTTGTTACGTGCTCAAACAGAACCGAAAGCAGATGAGTGGAGACAAATTTCTTTTCCTGCGATCCTCGATTCAGGGAACCCTGTCTGGCCTGAGTATTGGGAAGTAGACGAACTAGAAAAAATAAAAGCCTCTATTCCGATCCGTAACTGGTCAGCCCAGTACATGCAAGAACCAACTTCCGATGAAGGTGCGATTATAAAACGTGAGTGGTGGCAACCTTGGAAACACGAAGGCGTTCCTAATTTAATGCACGTCATACAAAGTTATGATACAGCATTTAGTAAAAAAGAAACTGCAGACTATAGTGCGATTACTACATGGGGAATA